ATTGGCTGAAATAAGAGCGAAGTTAAAATCTCAAGAAGTGAATCGCTCCACTTCCAACACAGGCGGAGACAACGCCATTTATCCACATTGGAATATATCAGAAGGATCAGAAGCAGTAGTCAGATTCTTACCCGATAGGGATACAAACAATACATTTTTCTGGACTGAAAGAAACATGATCAAATTACCTTTTGCAGGTATCAAAGGTCAAACTGATTCTAGACCAGTGCAAGTGCAAGTACCTTGCATGGAGATGTATGGCAAAACTTGCCCAGTACTAACAGAAGTTAGACCATGGTTCAAAGACAAGAGCATGGAAGACATGGGTAGAAAATATTGGAAAAAGAAAAGTTACATTTTCCAAGGTTTTGTTACAACAAATCCACTAGCAGAGGATACAACACCTGAAAATCCAATAAGAAGATTTATAATTGGACCTCAGATCTTTAACATCATTAGAGGAGCATTGATGGATCCAGAGATGGAAGAAATGCCTACTGATTATGTAAAAGGTGTAGACTTTAGAATCAACAAAACTACTAAAGGTGGTTATGCTGACTACTCAACATCAAAATGGTCAAGAAGAGAACGTGCATTAGATGAGGCGGAGAGAGCCGCAATCGAAACACATGGGTTACACAACCTAGGCGACTTCAGACCAAAAGAACCAACTGAAGCAGAAGTTAAAATAATTGCAGAATTATTTGCAAAATCTGTGGAAGGTGAGGCTTATGATCTTGAGCAATACGGACAGTACTTCAGACCAGCAGGCATGGCTTATCAAGGTAAACCACAGGTACAAGTACCAACAGCATCGGCTCCAGCGGCAACACCAGTGACAGAAGCGGCACCAGTGACTGCGGCACCTGTAACTGCAACTGCACCAGCACCACAACCTGAGGCGGCTCCGGCAACGGCGGCTCCGGCAGGCGACAGTGCCAAGAGAGCAGAAGACATCTTGAAGTTGATTAGATCAAGACAAGCAAAATAATCTGACATTTACCAAGGCCTTGATCTTGACTATCAGGGCCTTGTGTAGTAATATATTAACATGAAAAAGAAAATACAAAAGGCTGTTGAATGGATCTTGTACAAACAAATACCTGCATGGATGTTGATTGTGGCAATTATTCTTTGGATAGTATTATAAGGAAACAAAATGACAAAAGTATTTGACGCAACAAAATTTAGAAAAAGTATCACAAAATCCATACAGGGTTTAGGCATAGGTTTTAGTGATCCAACTGATTGGATCTCAACAGGAAATTACGCATTGAACTATTTGATGACCAGTGACTTCAACAGAGGTATTCCATTAGGCAAGGTTACAGTACTTGCAGGAGAATCAGGAGCAGGAAAAAGTTACATAGCATCAGGAAACATAATCAAGAATGCACAGGATCAAGGTATATTTGTTATACTGATCGATACAGAGAATGCACTTGATGAAAAATGGTTACAGGCGTTAAAAGTAGACACATCAGAAGACAAACTCTTAAAATTAAGTATGTCAATGGTTGATGATGTTGCGAAGACCGTTTCAGAGTTCATGAAAGGTTACAAAGAGCAACATGCAGACAACAAAGAAGGTGCACCTAAAGTATTATTCGTTATAGACAGTTTGGGTATGATGCTTACACCAACAGATGTTAATCAGTTTGAAGCAGGTGACATGAAAGGTGATTTGGGTAGAAAACCTAAGGCGTTAACAGCACTTGTAAGGAACTGTGTTAACATGTTTGGTAGTTGGAACGTAGGGCTTATAGCAACCAACCACACATACGCATCACAGGACATGTTTGATCCTGATGACAAGATATCAGGCGGACAAGGATTTATCTATGCATCAAGTATTGTTGTTGCAATGAAGAAACTTAAACTAAAAGAAGACGAAGCAGGTAACAAAGTAACTGACGTAAGAGGTATTCGAGCCGCTTGTAAAGTTATGAAGACCAGATATGCTAAACCGTTCGAAGGTGTACAGGTCAAGATTCCATATGAAACAGGAATGAATCCATACAGTGGATTGGTTGATCTTTTTGAGAAAAAAGGTCTATTAGTCCAGACAGGAAATAGACTGAAATATGTTGATAAAGCGGGCAAAGAACACATCGAATTCAGAAAAGCATGGGTAGGTGATAAATTAGATATGATAATGGCCGAGTTTAAGGAAGAGGTACCTACAGAAGTAGAAGATACAGATGCCCCTATCGAAGTTGAAACAACAAAAACTAAAAAAGAATAATGATCGACTTTACGCACGAAGATATAGAACGTTTATGGAATTCCATAACCCACTACGTACCAGAGAGACAGAAACTGGACTGTGCTATAGACTTTATTAAAAGCCTTGAGGACATTGGTGTAGAACATGACGAAATCAAAGCGTCTGCTGAATACGATCCTAAGTTAGAAGAAGCAATCAACACTGTGTTCGAGGAAGACGAGGAGTCAGACGGATACGGTGAAGATGATTAATTGGTACAACGAAGTTAGCAGGAACCTAGCCAAGATACCAGACTGCGTGGCATACTTTGACAAGGAATTGTTAGAAGCCAAAAAGCAGTGCAAGATATATGGTAACTTGGAAAGAGCTAGTGCGTCACTGCCTGGGATAGTTGAAGAGAGATTTAGCCAACTACAACAACTAGAAGCAATACTAGAATATCTAAACATTGAGTTAAGAAGATTAAGATCCAAAACTTTCAGAAAATATTTAGAAAACTACAACAGGGCGTTATCTAGCAGAGATGCAGAGAAGTATGTGGACGGGGAGGACGATGTTGTTGACATGGACAAAATAATAAATGACTTTGCACTAATAAGGAACCAATGGTTAGGCATCACCAAAGGACTGGATCAGAAGCAATGGCAGATCACGAACATTGTAAAACTGAGAGTAGCAGGAATGGAAGATGCAGACATCAAATAGAATAATACTTACAGACGTAGACGGCGTGCTACTGGAATGGGAACACCATTTCTCCAAATGGATGTCGTTGCGTTCATACTTTGATGAACAAAGTGTGAGATACTATCCATACAAACAATTGCCAGACATGTACGAGGAGTACGACATGGCCACTAGGTATGGAGTAAGCAAAGATACAATCAGACAGGAAATCAGAGAGTTCAACAGGAGTGCCTGGATGGGCACACAGAGACCAATGTTGGAATCACAGACATGGGTCAAACTGATGGCCGCCGAAGGTTGGACGTTCATTCCTATCACATCTCAAACGTCAGACATACCGGCACAGGAGTTGCGTAAGAAAAGATTGGGAGAATTGTTTGGTGAGCACGTATTCACAAATTACCATATTCTAGGCACCGGTGCTGACAAAAACAGTGCATTAGCAGATTTCCATGATACTGGACTATATTGGGTCGAGGACAAGCCAGACAACGCTGTGCTGGGGCTCAAATACGGTTTAAAGCCTATATTAATAAACCATCCATTCAATCAAGACTTTAATCATCCTGAGGTTACACGTGTAAGTAATTGGAAAGACATACACCAATTAGCATCAGGAAGAAAATGAAAGTATACGTAGGTCACGATAGCAGAGAAGATATAGCATACCAAGTGTGCGAGCACAGTATCAAGCGAAGAGATCCATCAGCAGAAGTTATTCCGTTAAAACAAAAACAAATGCGAGACCAAGGACTTTACACTAGACCGGTAGACAAGTTGGCATCAACAGAGTTTACGTTCACTAGATTTTTCGTACCTTACATGAATGATTTTAAAGGGTGGGCTGTATTCTGTGATTGTGACTTCCTTTGGAAAATACCGTCACACGAACTTGTAAAATACTGTGATCCAAGTAAAGCAGTTGTTGTGGTACAACATGATTACACACCAAAAGAAACAACTAAAATGGACGGACAGACACAAACGGTGTATCCAAGAAAGAATTGGTCCAGCATGGTGTTGTGGAATTGTGGACATCCTAAAAACAAGATACTTACCCCGGAACTGTTGAACAAACAAGATGCAAAGTTCTTACATAGATTCAGTTGGTTAGAAGATAATGAGGTAGGATCGTTGCCACTTGAATACAACTGGCTTGTAGGTTGGTACAAAGAATTGGAAGACGGTAAACCCAAGATACTACACTACACAGAAGGCGGACCATGGTTTGATGGTTATCGAGATTGTGAGTACAGTGACGAGTGGAAAAAGGAACTGATTAATCTGTTCAGCTCATAATGAATTGGGAAAAACTTAAACCAAATCATTATTTNGACGATCCAGTAACGCATATCTATACACAAAGTATGTTTGATACCAGNGAATATGATAGGTTATACGAAAATCAAAATAATTTAAACCATCAGAGTTGGCAGGAGTTTGATTCAAAATACAGAACAGGCTTCGAATTCAAAAATGGTTTCTCCGATATAGACTTTAACAGAGAAATTATTTGTTTGTGGTTTTTTAAAGAACGGTCAGATAACACACAATCCTACGTGCATTTAAATGGTAAGGAATTAACTTACCTAGCAAATACATTTTTAATTACGAAGTCAAAAGATATTAAACTTGTTAAAACGAAAAGAAAATACATACGTCATCCTCTGGTACAGATAGACATGACAAATGACCAATGGGAAATCCTACTTAAAAAATTCAGATAACTACTGTCAACAGTTATGCAGAAAAAAAATCACAAGACTAGAATGCTTGAATGGATCGATGATTTAGGTCTGGTTGTTGTGCAGTCTGAAATAAAACCATACGGTCCTGGCACAAGGAGATACATGGTAGGTAGACACAAAGAAGAACCCAAGCACAATGCATGGCAATTGCCAAGTGGTAAATGGGCGTCAACAGCCGGAATACAAGAATGGCTCACCCCTGAACCTCTGGACGGACCTGCGTTAGAAATTTGGTTAAACAATTATTCAAAGAACAATGATTAAAATTCTAGGAACAAATAGCGAAATACCTAAAAAAATTAAAGGGTGGAATCACACATTCCAATTGTCAAAACCTTACATAAAAGCAAACGGTATCGGCATCGACGTTGGTTGTCGAGAAGGCGGATTTGCTAGAGAGATGGAAAATGATTTCACACACATACACTGTTTTGATTTTAGAAACAAAAACGATATGTTTAGAAATAATGTTATAGACATAGATAAATTTACGTACCACGTCTGTGGAATAGGAGACAAGGAAGGCACCGCATTTACTACAAGCAACAAAGTAGGTAGAATTAAAGATAAGGGCAATGTTTCCATACCAATGACTACTATAGACTCATTTAACTTTAAAAATGTTACATTCATCAAATACGACATTGAAGGATATGAACTGAAAGCACTTAAAGGTTCAGAGCAAACAATAAAAAAGTACAACCCTGTTGTTGTAATAGAACAGAACAGAGGCAACAGTCACCCACAAGAACTCCTAGAATCTTGGGGGTATACGTGTAAAGGCATCGACAAAGTTTTCAATCAAGATTACATAATGGTGAAAGAAAATGTATAAGGAGATTCCATTACCTACATCAATTGCGTTTGAACCAATAAACTTGTGTAATGCAAAATGTTATTGTTGTCCATATACTACGTTAAGTGAAGACAAAACATATCATGGCCAACTAATGACAAAAGAACAATTAGGTGTGCTATTACATGATTATGGGTCTCTGATCAAGAAATATAAAGTAAAAGATTATACTTGTGCAATCTCGCCATGGAGATACAGTGATCCTTTAGTGCAACCTAATTTAGAATACATAATGGAACTTTGTGATCAGTATAAAATTAAAGTTGGATTGTGTACTAATGGAGTGTCTTTTACAAAAAAACAGTGTGAAAT